AGGAAGATATATCAGCTGACAGACTTAAAAATGCTGCCGCTACTAAAAAGCTTTGTATATTAGATGCTTTTGAAATATTAAATAGAATACAGGAAGAAGAAAGTATGATTAACGAAGCAACTAAAACTTCGGATAAACCTGTGTTTAAAGGCTTTGCGGAAGGGAGATCCAAGTAATGGCTTACAAACAGGAACTATATAGTATAGTCAAAGACTATATTAGACCCCAGGCAATTAAGAAAAAAAATCGTTATGCTAAATGGGAATACGGCTATGATAAAGAACACGATGTTGTTGTTATAAGTAAAACAGGTAAAATAGGAGATATCTATTTAATAGGAGGAGTGCATATTGCATTACCGCTGCTGCAGAATAAACCTATTAAAGGCTTAAATAAGTGGAAAAGCGCTGAATACCCAAAAGAATTAAGTAAAATAAAAAGCGAAGCAGATTGGGTAAAATATCCTAATGCTTTTAAAGAAAAGTGGTATGGATATATTGATGAGGAATTTAACAAGCGCGAAGAGGGCTTTTGGTTTTATAACAAAGATAAACCTACTTATATTACTGGCACTCATTACATGTACCTGCAGTGGTCCAAGATTGATGTTGGGCAACCAGACTTTCGGGAATCAAACAGATTATTCTATTTATTCTGGGAAGCTTGCAAGGCGGACAGCAGATGCTACGGTATGTGCTACCTTAAGAACAGGCGATCGGGATTTTCTTTTATGGCTTCCGGCGAGACCGTTAACCAAGCAACAATATCTTCGGATGCTCGATTTGGTATACTGTCCAAATCTGGACCCGATGCAAAGAAAATGTTTACAGACAAAGTTGTACCAATATCGGTTAACTATCCATTCTTCTTTAAACCAATACAGGATGGAATGGACCGACCCAAAACAGAACTCGCATACAGGGTTCCCGCTTCAAAATTCACAAGAAGAAAGCTTGACTCCAACGCGGTACCAGAAGAGATCGTTGGTCTTGACACCACGGTCGACTGGAAAAACACGGGTGACAACTCGTACGATGGTGAAAAACTAAAGCTGTTAGTACATGATGAAAGCGGTAAATGGGAAAGACCCACGAACATACTTAATAATTGGCGAGTAACTAAAACTTGCTTAAGACTAGGTAGTAGGGTTATTGGTAAGTGTATGATGGGATCAACCTCAAATGCTTTAGATAAAGGGGGTAAAAACTTTAAAAAATTATACGATAGTTCTGACGTAACGAATAGGAACAAAAATGGTCAGACTAAAAGCGGTTTATACAAATTGTTTATTCCAATGGAATGGAATTACGAAGGTTTCATTGATCAATATGGTTGGCCAGTGTTTGAAACACCAAAGAAAGAAACAGAAGGGCCTCATGGAATTTCAATTGAAGAGGGTGTTATTAATCATTGGGAAAATGAAGTTGAAGGTTTAAAAGACGATCCGGATGCATTAAACGAATATTATCGTCAATTTCCAAGAACAGAACAGCATGCATTCAGAGATGAATCAAAACAATCTATATTTAACTTGACAAAAATCTATCAGCAAATAGATTATAATGAAGAGTTAAGAAATAGCGCGATGGTTACTCAAGGTAACTTTCAATGGAAGAACGGCATTAAAGATACAGAGGTCATGTTCTACCCTAATAAAGACGGTAGATTCTATATAACTTGGGTGCCAAACCAGCAGCAACAAAACAATATAATAATAAAAAATGGTATTAAATATCCAGGAAATGAGCACATGGGTGCCTTTGGTTGCGATAGCTACGATATTAGTGGTGTTGTCGGCGGCGGTGGCTCTAATGGAGCTTTACACGGATTAACTAAATTTTCAATGGAAGATGTTCCGCCTAATCATTTCTTCTTAGAATATATTGCAAGACCTTCGACAGCTGAAATGTTTTTTGAAGATGTATTAATGGCTATGGTATTTTACGGCATGCCGATACTTGCAGAAAACAACAAACCAAGATTACTTTATTATATAAAAAGAAGAGGCTATAGAGGCTACTCTATGAATAGACCCGACAGAACGTATAATAAGTTATCAGTGTCAGAAAGGGAGGTAGGAGGAATACCTAATTCAAGTGAGGACATAAAACAAGCTCATGCATCTGCAATTGAAACATATATAGAGGATTTTGTAGGGGAAAAAGTAGATGGTTATGGTGATGTTTATTTACAAAGAACATTACAAGATTGGGCTAAATTTGATATAAACAATAGAACAAAGCACGATGCGTCTATAAGTTC